GTCCGATCTAATTCATCGTCTTATTCCTCCGTGCACGAGTCTTTGCAGGTGATTTCTCGTGTTTGTTGGTGTCCTTCCCTCGATCTTCCTTTCGTTTTCTTGGACGATACCACTTCTCCTTAGGAGTGGATTTCTTGGCAATGGCACCAAGTTTTTCAGAAGGTTGTGAGGGCGTCTTCGAGCTCTCAGAACACACAATGTCCCCTTCAATGACCACTTTACCCAATTTCGGTTTGGGTAAAGGTTTCTCGGCCAACATAGGTGGATTGAAAATAGTTGTTCGATCAGCAGTTTCTAACCAGCTCAGGAACGTAGCGTTGTCAAATGTCGGTATTTCAGCATCCAATATTGATTCCATCCAATTGATAGAATTATCATTTGGATACTGCTTACTTTCATCCAACTCAACATTCCATTGACCAGCAAGATTTTGAAACTTTTCCTTTGACATAGGAAACAGTTCCAAAACTTTCTTCACAAATATTCCAACCACGGGAGTGTTTCTGTCGGTTAGCCACAATGCAAAAGCTTTGTCTCTTAACTTATCGGAAGCAGTGATGTTTCGGGGTAAATGTACGGTAGTGTGGAACTTTGACAAAGTCCTCACTATTGAACAACACGAATCACTAGCTCCAAACCAAACGTCGGGCCCGTAACGCCTGGCTAGAAACGAGACGGGAAATTCCCCTCGCTTCACATCCCTAAGTTCAAGCTTCTGCCCAACCGATTTGGCAGACAACCCAGCGGCATGCGAATCCAAGTCAGCACTCAGACCGTCATCACCACCGTAAATCCCCAGTTTATTCCAAGCTTCACAAGGTGAAAAATAATCACCAAATTGATTCTTCATCCTTCTATAGCCCATGTAACACGTAAACGCGTTATCAATGCTATTGAAATCAGAAGTCTCCAAGCTCCCTGAGGACCGAGCGAAACCAGTATTGTATCTGACGCCATGTCTGGTCTTTCCACGCAAACAATATTGCTTGCGCATAATCTCATACAAACGTGCATGATATTCAGACTTAAAACCATGTAACATCAGACGGCGCTCCAGCTCACGTAACACAATGCCAACGCGACCATCCATCCTGCTAAAATCTGTTTCACTCACCTTCTGAGCGAATTCACAAATTTCGGCAACCCTTTCAGAAACTTCTTTGGGTGTTTTGCCAAACGCATACCATGTCTGTTTCTTCAATATATCGGAAACAGCATAGATAAACCCTGCATAGTCCATCTTATCAACTCCATTGATTTGGGATATCATACGAGGATCAGTAACTGTCTCATATGCTTCCTTCTTCACAAAATTCATTGCTACATCAGTGGCCGAAGTATGTTGAGCTATGTCATAAATTCGTTTCTGAGTGGGTTTCTTAGCACGGTCATACACAACATCATTCTCATACGGAACAAGAAATCGTGTTTGACCAGCATAAACGAAACGGATGAACTCATCCATACAATCCGAGACAAACCCAGATATGTATGAATCATTGTTCGCGACCTTCGTCACGCGTTCCTCCACAGCCCTCTGATCATTGTTCTCACAATCATCAGGGACAAATGCACCATCAATTAATGGTTGCATAAAAGCAACCATACTTGGTTTCACTTCTTGGTCGTAAGACTTCCCCTCTGGTACCCACTGGAATCTCCTGACCGCCGATAATAATGATACAACCGGGGCCGGTTTTCTTCCAGACAAATGATACTCGAGTAGAATCTCTGCTCCAGCATGGTCCAAGCACCCTCCACGTTCCATTTTACTCTTCACAGTAGCTAACTGAATCTTCTGAGAACATGTTATAGATGCTGAAGCAATAGCGTCATCAACGCTAGCCGTAGTGTATGACGATCCATAGCATCCAACCTTGCCCGTACTAACGTTCATCCCAGAATCTGAGTTAACGTACATACGTACAAAGTTGCCTTGAACGGGATTGAAACGTTCAAGTTGCTTACCAGCTAAAGTCATAGTTGCTAACCAACTACTGAAAACACCCCTGAATTCCTTCAATGGTGCTAACAAAATTAGCTGATGATCATCATCCATCATGCGTCTTTCCAAACAATAAGTAGACACCCTATAAGGAATGCCCCAAAACTTCCGCACAGCCATCAAACTGTCTCCAGTCCAATCCCACAACTCATGCTCATACTGTCCACCACCCGACACGTTATATACAACCTTGCCTTGAGAATTAAAGTGGTAACTATATTCACCACTGTCTTTCGCTGCACGGCTAGGTACAAACGTGTACAGATAATGCGGTACAAAATGTTGAGTCAAAAAGCGTGGCATGTCAACATAATAATCGACATCGACCATAGCGGTAGCTTCAGGTTTCTCGGTCATCTGCATGTCCGGTACTTGCAAGTCCTTAACCCAAAAATAATTCCGGGTAAT